GCCACGGTTATGCCACAAAGAACTATCAAGCACACCGTATCTCATACCACCGTCTTTTGCCTCTGCTTCTAGTATCATGTCTGCTAGATCAGAAGCGGTAACTTTAGAAACGTATAACTCCCTATATACTATAAGCTGTTCATCAGGAGCCACAGTAAACCAAAGAACCCCAGTGTAACTGCCATAACCGTAATCACACGCCCTAAAACGTACCCAGTTGTTAGGAATTTCAAAGTGTTCGATAACGTGGGTATTTCTGTCAAATTCGGGAAATGCTGCCCCTTCGTTGATATCCCAGTTTCCTTCAAGGAGTTGCTTCCTCTGCTGCTCTGGTAGTGATAACAACATGGCTTCATAGTCACCCTCTTCGGCAAGGTATGGATTATCGAAGAGTGACGCAGGAATAAACCTACGCTTAAATAGAGGCTGGCCTTCCTTACTGTGTCCTTTAGGGAATGTAATTGTTTTACTTGATTCAATGTCTGTAGCCCAAAAAGATTTACCTGCAGGTGCAGGATCTATAAACATTTTCTTTACCCAAGCATGTCCAGCGCCACCTGGGTTTGTTGTAGCTCTCATGTAAAGCCCTAACTCTTTACCGTAAGCGCTACGAAGACGTGACCTCATATAATCCCAAGCGTAAGGTGTAGGCCATTGAGTAAGTTCGTCAAATCCAATCCAGTTAAAAGCCTGTCCTTGGTAGCGTGTGACATCGGTATCCTTATCCAGATAAGACATCCATAATCGTCCACCTTTAGGAGAAATCCATTGAGACTTTCGTTCTGACCATTTGATTCCCGGAACTGCACGTGGATACAACTCCTGTGATTTTTGAATAAGTTCCCTTAACTCTTCTGTTGTATGTCGTACAAGGAGTCCAGAGAAGTGTGGGTTATTCAGGCCGTGTAGTGGATCTGCTAACATAGCGTACGACTTACCACCACCTGCTGCTCCACCATACAGCACTTCTCTTTCTGAAGAACTCAAGAAGGAGGTCTGTGGACCTTCATTCGGTTTGAATACGACTTCTTGTGCCTCTTCAACGTCAAACTCAGGGGCTACTACCTGCGCTGGGATAGTTTCAACTGGGGGAGCTTCTATCTCCGCTGGCTTCTGAGTATGCACCGACTCCTTGTTTTTCGAGCTTCTCGATTTCCGAGAGCGTTTCTTCGAGCCACTTGGCAAGCTTGCGCTTAATGACAGATGCTTTTCTACGTTTCTGCTCAACTTCTATTCTCTTTTTTAGACCCATGTGCGAGATGTATCGGTCTGTTTCTTTACTCAACCACTGCGCTACTGCTCTGTAACTATACTGCTTGAGGTGTTGCTTTGCAAGTTCTAACGCTTCTAGCTCATGCTCAACTGGCACAAGTAACTTTTCATTCTCTGGGTGTACATCATAACCAAAGGGAACTTTTACAGTTGTCCTTGCTATGATATGCCACTCTTTGTTGTGTCCTTTGGGTGGCAGAGGTAATTGCCAAAATCCCAACTCTCTTTGTGGTATTATTCGTTTGTACCTTCTTTAGGTGGTAGGTAGAAGATGCCACCACCGCTAGTAACATCTACTTTATCTACCTTACCAAGTCCTGCTCTATCAAGCAAGTCTTTTGCTGCTACCATCTTTTCTTTTATGCCTAGTTCTGTAGGATCATACAGCGCACCAACCATAGCCATAGCAGCTTTTGGTGCAGTACGTGCAAAATATGTACGAGTCTTTTCACCGATCTCGTCCTTTAGAGATTCAACAATCGCTGCAGTGTTACTGTTATCACCGTAACCTGCCAGTTTTTTAGCTGCGACAACATCACCACCAGCTTCATCAAATAGTACATCTAGAAACCGCTGTTGCTTATCCGTTAAATTTCTTGCCATATATTGCTTCCCTTATTTGTGACCGACCTATACCTAAGTCGTTTAATTCTCTGTCGGTCATCATGTGCATCATACGAAAGTCTGCACGTTTTTGTTGTCTAATACAGTGGTTATCCCATAGACGCTTTAGTAAGTTTTTCATAGCACTATCTCCTTTGTTTGTGTGCGGAGATAGTTATACACAAAGATAGGTCAGGTAGTAGTACCTATTTATGCATAGCCGCTATGTCGGTCTGAAATGTTCCTCACCTGATACTGTTATGTGAAAATCTGAACTGCTTTCTTCAAAAGCTACAATCTTATCACCTTCTCTTAAAGCTAAAAAACCGTTAGTCAAAAGACTTTCATTAGTACTAGCAGCTAAACTAACTTCATCAACAATAGTGTGATAAGTAGTACTAGCTGCTTCATACCATTGAATACTGTACTTCTTAGAACTGGTAGCTCCATTAGAAATATTTAGAAACTGTATAACTGAAACATGAAAACTAGGACATGTATATATTACATCACCACTAGCTCCACCTGCTGTAGCTGATAAGTTTTTAACTTCTGTGAAGTACTTTGAGGCCATCTACTACTTCATGCCCTTCATAGGTTTCATAGGGGCAGCTACGTGACCACCTCTTGCATAGGCTTTCTTCTTCATGCCGCCCATAGCATAACCTTTTTTCATCATGCCACCTTTAGCCATGTAGCCCATTTTGTTTCTGACTGGTTTAGGTAATTTCTTTAAACCTTTTTGACTAGCGCTAGGTGTCTTTAGTCCACCCATTGCGTAGCCTTTTTTCTTCATGCCACCTTTAGCGTAGCCCTTCTTTTTCATACCACCTTTGGCATATCCTTTTTTCTTCATCATTGGTACTCTTTATCCTCGCTATAAAGATTGTTGAAAACTCGTTGCGTATCCCATACATAGTCTACGTTTTCTTTTGAGTTGAACATATGTTGATTAGGCTTAAAGTCTGGCGCACCTTCACCAGTTTCAAACCAAGCTGGGTGAGTTACTCTCACTCTGTTATTGGGTAACGCAACCATGTTACCAGTATATTCACCAGCATCTAGTAGTTCCAACACATGTGATTGTTTGTGTTGCGCTGGGTCATCTGCTACTTCGTTGTCTGTATAATCTACAGTGAAGTAATATTTAGCTGGGTAGAACTCTCCGTCTACTTTGGCTATCCAAGGCGCTGGGCTTGCCCTCTCTAGTTTATACACCGAATGTGTATGAGACATACAATCCCAAGGCTGTGCTAAATATGGTGGTAACTCATTAGGCCATTCATCCAACGGTGTATCAGCTACTAGTGCGGTCAGTGGTAATCTAGCCCACATAGCACCACCATGTACGTTTGGTGAATCATCTTCGTCTGACTCACATCCTGTGAATATTACTTGAAAGCTTAGTGTTCTGTTTGGCATTGTAGTAACGCCAACAACCATAGCATGTAAAAATTCACCGTGGTATTCTTCTAAATTTTTTGTGTACTCTCTGCGTACCCACGCTTTGAAGTACGGTATACTACTTGTAAGAAACGCCATTCTTTATCCTTTACTGCGTTTCCTCCCTGATGCTGTTACAGACCATTTAACCGTCTTTGGTCCAGTTTTCTTTGAGGCTTCTTTCTTGCTTATTCTTCCTGCTACTTTTGCAGGTCTACAAGCAGGATAGGGTCTGCCTTTATCGTCCTTCCCAGATCGTCCACACTTCTTGCCAGTCTTTACGTCACGCCAGTCTTCAGCAAACCATTTACCTAGACCACCTTTACTAAAGCTTCTAGGACTTTTTAGAACGTGTTGTGACCTTGTTCTTTGATGAGCCACTGTACTTACCTCCACGTGCCTTGTAGGTTTTTACTAGCCAAGCACTACCGTATGCGCTGGGCCATGTCTTAAACTTATTCTTTGCTTCTCTTTTTACTCTAGCGTATAAAGCTTTATTTGTAGGTGTTGCCATTACCACTTTACCTTATCTGCCCAGTATGCTGCACTGGTTTTACCTTTTGCGATATTCTTTCTGTGTCTTGCTTTGAAAGATTTACGCTTTGCTTTCATTCTATCAGACTCACCTGCTTTAGGTTTACCTGCAGTACTAGCGCCCTTTTGTCCAAACCTAATAGTAAGAGGGTCACCGTTTGGCTTTGTAGTTACAACAATGTGTGACTTCTTAGGATGGTCAGGTGTACGCTTCGGTTTGTTTATCCCGGAAACGCCAGCACGTTTTACTGCTGCTCTACGTTTCTCTGCTTGAGTCATTGCCATTACTTGCCTCGAATCTTCTTATAGAGGGTTTTCAACCAAGCTATCATACGCTTTCCAAATGTCATCAATTTCTGTTTGAATAACATCTAACTTGTCTCCTATAGTATCTGTTATTGTAGTCGATTTGTCAACCTGTGATCTCAGATCTAGTAAAACTTTTTGCTGCTCTAGTATTTGCTGCATGTTTGTAGTAAGTTGTGCAAGCTTAGAGTTTAGTCCACGTACATCATTATCTATTACAGCTTGTTCTATAGATTGTACTCGTTGAGTTACTTGTTCTTTTAGATCAACTATCTTTTTGTCTAGGTCTTTTGTAACCTCTACTACTTGCGTGTTTAGAGATGATTCGGCTTCTTGTAATTCTTTTCGTATTGCTTGACTAGCTGTCGTTAACTGGTTTGCCGCAAATGTTTTATTTGCTGTTCTTTCTCTTGCAGTGTCAGTCTCTAACTTAGTTAAGCTTTTTTGTAATTCCAAAATTTGTTTTGCGTTTGCGTTGGCTTTACTTATTGATTCTTCTACGCCACCCTCTACACCGTAGAACCTGTTGAGAGTATCATAACCAAAATATACACCACCTGAAACTGTAGAGAGAACAGGCAGAGCCACAGCAACCATCCAGCCTTTAACATTAAAGCCTCCTATGCTGAACTCCATTGCCATTAGTTAGGCATAGTTCCATATTCAGCTACGTACTCACCTGCGTCATATATATCTGTTGCGTCTTTGAACTCTGACGTTAGGTAGCCCTGCCAACCAGAGCCAAACCCATCATCGTTCCAGTTAATCACAAACTCATCCA